TTCAACTATGCAGCCCATCTACCCTTAGGCACGACTTTGGTATTATCCAAAGCGCTTGTGAGCCCGATATGGCCTATGATAGGCGCGTATCGGTCGTCCAGGAAATGGTAAAAGATCTCCTGTTGGCGTGTCTTCCAAGGTATACGACGGACTCTGTCCATCGTTTTATCAAGGAGGCATTCCTAAAAGAGGTACAATCCATTGGACTGGACATAAACAACATCAAGGTCGCTTGTGCCTGGTTGCTCCTAAGACAAGGTTCTCACGAGTCTTATCCGAAGAGTGCCAGCAGCGATCAAGAGTAGGTGAAGTGGAACGGTAAGCAGGACAGACGCAAACAGGGGGGCTGAATGAATAAGCCTAACCTTGCACTTGCGCTCGCCTTCTACCATTCGGTTTTTAACGACTTTATAGTGCATGATCCTTCACAAAGATTATGCTATAAAACCAGTGCTCGTTACCTCAAACTGAGGCTCGAGTCTGAAGGTTCGTGGCTGCTCGTAAGGTCGCTCCCCTTATTGGGTAAAGCGATTGAGACCAGCCTAATTACTGGGAAAGGACTAAGTTGTCCCCCCGGCTTCAGAAAACACTGGCGTTCAGAGTTACCGAGCTTTATGTACGAATGTATCCGTACCTTGCTCGATGACTCCGGTATTCCGCTAGGTTTGGAGACCGCAGAAGCAGTATATCGCTTTTACGCTCTCCGCCAGGTATGTCTGGCCTATAGTAAGGCTCAGGATATACCTTCGCGGATGACTCCTGAGGAAGCGAAGGCTTCCTTTGTGGAGAGAATCTCGGAAGAACCCGAGATCACCGCTCCGTCATGGCTTCTCAATGAAGCTCGCGCACTTATCACGCGCGTCGTGATGGAAGATGGACGGCTTCATCCAATGCTCGCTCAATGGGTTGAGGAACCCTTTGGGCGGCATGGCCCTGGAGCAGTAGCTATGAAGGAAAAAGGACTGTCAAAATGGACGTTTAGGCGAATACCAGGCGCAGAAATGCGCCTATATCGGTTTAACGACCGATCCCCCCATCCTCTAGGGGTGGCTAAGCCTATTTCTCGGCTTGCAATTGTTCCTAAGGACTTTAAGTCCCTCCG